CGGAAGCGCAGGCAATCGCCGCTGACGATCCCGCCCAGCGAGATGATCGCGTGGCCTTCCGTGAGGCTCTGCTCCTCCACCTGGAAGGACAGGAGGCAAAACCGGTTCCCGCTCATGCATTCACCGAGCGGCCCGCCTCATACCACGCCCCCGCCACGCGGACCAAGCGCATCATGTCGTTGGCCGTCCCGACAAAGTTGCTGCCCCCGGAGAGGCGCAGGCTGGCGCCGTGGACGATGGTCGTGTTGCTGTTGGTGAAATGGACAGTGATCTGTTGGCCGTCGATGCCGCCGTCAAAGAACGTGATGGAGGTGCTGCCCGTATTGGCGGCAATCCAGACGTTTCCCAAGCGCACGTCTGGCGTGGTGTCGCCATTGCCAAACTGTTGCGTGCCGTTGTTCAGGCAGGCTTCCGGCGGGATCGCATTGATGACGGTCTTGATCCCGGCGGCAAAGTTGACCAGGACCATCGACCCACCGCTGCCGTCGATCACCAGATCCCTAGACAATTGGTTGCTCGAATTGATCGTGCCTAGGCCATACTCGTAGGACGTGGGGTTGGCGTAGATGAAATAGTAACACCTGCCGCCGTTCCCAAACGCCGACAGAAACGTGCGGTAGGTGCTGCCGAGCGCGCCAGCCAATTGGACGGTGCCGGTGCCGGTCGTGGAGGTGGTCTCATAGACTCGGGGACTGAGGAAACGCGGCATCAGGCACCTGCTCCTTCCCAGCGCCAGGCTGACATCTGATGCCTCGTGGTCGCTCTGGCGATCTGCTTGCCATCGACATAGACTTTGGTGATGATGGGCCGATCCTCTCTGTCGCCAAACGGGTTGCCCTTGCCCAACGGAATGACGGCCTCAGGTCCGGCTTCACCCAGCATGCCCAGCGTCGGGCCAGTGACGATCCCGCCCTTCGCAAACTTCACCGCCTTCAATGCCACAAGGGCCGCGCCAATCAGCACGACCCCAGAGAGGATGGCGCCTGCCCAGATGGCGCCGACGCCGGTGAACCCGAGGGCTGTGCCGATCGCTGAGAGCACTCCCATGATGGCCTCGCCAACGGCAACAACAATCGTGACGAGCGTCGTGAACATCGTCGCCATGGCGGTTGTCACTGTGCCCCAGACGCCCACGACGAAGCCGGCCGCACTCGCCCAGACGCCAGCCACCCCAGTGGCGGTGACTTCATTGACGATCAACGTCTTGACTGCGGTCGCCACAGCAGACACGCCCATGTTGATGAAGCCTTGAATGATGGCGATCTGCGTCGACTCCCACGCGGCCTTGAGGTCGCCGCCTTTCACGATCATCGTGGCGATGCTGCTCGACCATGTGCTGACCATCTGGCCCATCGAAAACACGTTGCTGGCCTGCAGATCATTGAGCTGCTTCTCCCAGAACGTGGGGAATTCGTTGGCGGCCGCCATCTTTCGTGCGCGCTCCCGGTTGTCGATGTTCTCGAGAACCTGCGCCAGCTTTTCGGCATCTCTGATTTGATCGTTGGCAATTTTGCGCAGTTTCTCTGCCTCCGCTTCAATCGCGCCGATCCGCACCCGCCGGCGCGCCTCAGCGGCACCAGAGAACAGAATCTCTTGCTCATAGGTCTGCTGCTGAATTTCTTCGAGGGCGGCATAGCGCTCGATCTCATCATCTAGGGCCGCCATCTCCTCGCCTTTGGTGGCCACGAACACCGCGGTCCCAGCTTGCAACCGCTGCGTCTCGCCTTGGACGCGCGCCACACTCAACTGGGTTTCCAGCTGCGCAAGCTTGAGCGCCGATTCAGCCGCAAACTTGTCCCGCGCTTCGATGCTCTTGGCGTCGCTGCCATAGGCAGCCTTCTTCTCCTCGGCATACAGTTTGTAGTTCTCGATCTCCAGTTCGAGATTGCTGACCACATTGTCCGTGGAGGCCCGCACGATGTCAGCGCGCTCCTTGGCGATCTCCAGCTCTGTTTTCTGATAGAGGGCCTTGCGCTGGTCCTGGAGCGCTGCGTTGTAGGCCAGCTCCGCATCGCCGAGGGCCTTCGCGTCAGCAAACGATTGCTCGTTGAGTTTGAAGCGGGCGTCAAGCGCCGACTGGCGCGCGGCATTCATCTTGCCGCTGTCGACAAGTGGTGGCGCCTTGGGCTTTGACACCTTCGGCGCCTCACTGCCAGCCATCCCCAAAAACTCCCGCAGTTCTTTGAGGGCCTGCGACGCCCACGACAGCATGTTGACGAACAGCTCCGTGACCCATTGGATCGCCGGAGCGACCAGGGCGCCTAGGTTGCCAGCAAAAAACTTCCAGGCCATCGACAGATCATCCAAGGCATCATCCATCGCGGTCAGGGCCGCGATCTGATCGGCGGACAGCTGCCCCATCTTCTTGGCTTTTTCAGCGGCCTCATCCAGAGCTTTCGCGCCATCTTTCATGGCGGGGATCCAGGCCAACCCCGCCTTGCCGAGCAGGCTGCTCACGATGGCGGCCTTCTCGGTGCCGTCGGCAAACTGGGACACCGAATTCATCACCTTGCGAATCAGATCGTCGGTGTCAGTCACCTTCCTGATGTCGATGCCCAGCTGCCGGAACCGATCTGCCGCCTCGCCGGTGCCGCTCTGGGCCTCCTCCAGATTCTTGGAGAGGGCCTTCATCATCTGCGTCATGTCCTGGCCGGACAGGCCGACGCGATTCATCGCCACTTCGTAGCCCTGGAGCGTGTCGGTGCTGATGCCGGTGATCTGGCTCAGCTGCTCCAGCTCCTCAGCGGCCTTGCCAGCCTGAATCGTCATGTAGACGATCGCCGTTCCCGCCGCGACGAAGGCGGCCGCCATGATCTTGCCGGCGTTCTTCATGGCGCTCGCGGCGCGAGTGCCGCCCTCGCCGATCTTCTGCAGCTCCTTGGACAGCTCGCTGGCGTCAGCGGCAATCTTGACGACGAGGGTGCCTATGTCCGCCATCTACACCGGTCCCTTCTGCTTGTTGGCCAGGCCTTGAAAGAAGGACAGGACCTGCTCACTTGAGATGCTCGTGCGCCTGCGCGTCTGAAACCTGGGCTTGAATTTGAGCCGGAAGTCGTCAATAGAAAACGACTGACCCTTCTTGGCGTTGACGTTCGCAATCGTCGACGCAATGATCGCCGCCTGCGTGTCAGTGCGCCAGGGCCCAAAGGGTTGCAGCTGATAAAACGCCATCCAGTCCACGAACTCATCGTTGCTCATCACCTCTTGCCATTCACCGATGGTGCGTCCGCCAAGCGCCAATGCTAGTTCGTGCCAGAATCGACGCTCGGGACGCGCTTCAAGTTTTTTATTTTGTCCTCCAACTCCTGCGACCGCAAGCCGCTCAGGCGCTGGGCCACGTCAAACAGCCGATCCAACGCCGCGCCATTCTTTTCACCTAATGCCTCGATGTCCTCCTTGGTGAAGAGGAGGGTGCCGTTCGCATCGCAGAGCGACACCGCCAGCAGTGCCGCCCGCGTGTTCTCGTGGATGATCTCGACCTTGTCGCCAATCATCTTGTAGCGGGACCGCTCGAACTGGTCCCGCTGCCTGCCGGTCATGTTCCGCACGTGGACGACGCCGCCCCACTCGGGGACGTCGACCGCTTCGATCGTGGCGTCCATCGCGGCGAGGATCTGGTCGCGCGTCAGTGGCGATTTGCCGTTGCCTTCCATGGGTGCTCTGCTCCTCCTTGATGTTATGGTGCCACAGTGATTGCCAGGGCGCCAGTGATCCTGAGTGTCATCTTGCTGCTCATCACGTCGTCAGTCGGAAACTCCTTTGGCAGCCCAGTCACATACGCCTGAAAGGCGATCGAGGCCACCTTGGCGTTGTTCGGGTTGGCGGGGCACACGATCTGATAGTCGCGCTTCGTGCGGGCCTGGAGATCCGCCCACAGCGCGGCGTGCGTCGTGTCGTCAGGCACCCAGTTCATGTCCACATCGATCGTGCCTGGATCAATGAGGCTCGGGATGAACTCGCGATAGTTGCCCGATGCTGCCGAGCTGTGGGTCGTCACATCGATGGTGCTCACCTCTGTGGACGGCCC